GCTCATCCACACCAATATACGCAGGAAACCTTGGAGCCCTAGCGTACGGGTAGAACCGGCCACTAGCGAGTGTTGCCGACCGGAATTGGATGGCGTCAAACGCGGACTCAGCCAACGTCTCCGCTGCACCCTGGTACAAACTCCGCGCAAGCACCTGCACGCTCATGCGTTCATCCGCAGGCAGGTACTCATCATTGCGAATGCGGGAGTCAACACCATCGAACGTTTGGACGCGCAAAAGCTCGTCCGGTTCGTCCGGCGTTCGGCCACGGAAAATGTCCGTACCGACCGTGCCCACCCCTTCGTCTTCTAGTCGTTGCGCTAGGTCTGTGAGGACGCTCATAGTTTGCCCTCCATGCCTGCCTTGATGAGGTGACGGATGCGGTCTTCATGCCGCGTGACTGCCTTCTCTAGGTACTTAGCTTCACCAACGTTGTGGCGAGCGTCAAGGTTCTCGTGGACGTACACGGCGTACTCAACGTTCGTGCCGATGTCCACGCTCGTGTCGCGTTTTTGCCACGTGATGCTTGACTTAAGGCGACCAAACTCAACCGGCGTGATTTCCTTCGCGCGTCCGCTAACCTCTAGCCCCACCGCATCCAACGCCTTGCGTTTATTTTGTTCAAACATGCCCATAACCTTCGGCAGGTTTGATTCAAGACGGTAGCTGCTCATTGGAGGCTCGCAACGTAATGCGAGAACGTGCCCTTAGAAGACCGGTTCTTACGAACCGCCTCAACATACCGGACGGTGCCAGCCTCATCCGTAATGCGGTCGCCCACCTTGACGTCAGCAAGGGTGCTGATGTGACTACTGCTCGTGCGAATCACACGCTCACCACTGTCCACTCTGTCCGTCTCCGTGTACCACCGGACGTTAATGGTGACTGGGTCATCGTACGTGTTGCCGTCGTAAGAGTCTCGCGCGGTGAGGCTTTCGAGTGTGGCTTCCTGCCGAAAATAGCGTGCCACGTTCACAGCTTTAACACCCTGTAATCGTCGAGCATTCCTTTGACGACGCTGATGAGGCCGTTTTGGTTGCCGTCACGGTACGTGATGCTGGCGTTGTCAATGCTTTCACGCTCCACCGCTGGGTCACGCTGGGACAGTACGTGCGCTGCCTGAGTAACGACCGCCAACCGAATGTCAGCAGGAACGTCCGTTGCGTCGTCACCGTAACCAGCAGTAAACCGGATGGTGACACCTGCTTCGGGTAGGACTTCCGTCGGCCACGTTTCAAGTTGTTGTGGGACGACTGAGCCTGGGTCGCTTCGGTTGTTGACGAAGTACACGGCAGGGTCAATGGTGGACTCGGTGTTGCTGTAGTCAAGCACCTTGATGCTATCCACAGACTGCAGAGGCGGGCGTGGGATTTCAACCGCGTTCGCGAAGCTGTAGACGGTGTCAAGCCACCACGGCGCATCCGACGGGCGTTCCTTGGGGAAGTGGTCAAGGAACAGGTCGAACGTTTGCGTTAGGAATGCACGCCGCGTGTACTTCTCAGCCTCAATCGTGACCGCATCAATAATGCGTTCCACGGTGGGGTTGCCCACGTCAGGGTCAGCACCAATCTGCTCTTTAACCTCTTGCGCCGTCACTAGGCGATTGACTGGGGGTGTCACCCTACGAATTGTGTATGCCATGAGTACCCCCTAAAAGGTAGGGCGACCCGCGAAGGCCGCCCCTGTTGAACTTAAGCTTAAGCGAAGTCGAGGCTCTTGGCGGCCTCAGCAATCATGACTTTGCCACCCACGCGCTTACGGGCGATGTAACGCACCTGACCGTTAGCGGCAAGAGTGAACGGGTCACGTTGGATTTGGACGCCCGTGCGGTCCACGATGGTGTACGCGCGACGGTAATCCCCAAAGATGATGGGTTGCGCACCGCTGGCGAACGTGCCGCCACTGGGGGCGTCAAGGTCGGTGGCTTCCACGTACGGCGAACCAAGGATGGTGTTCGGGTCACCAGGAGCAATACTCGGGCTCCAGATGTAACCACCGGCCGACGTTTCGAACGCACGAATCAGCGGCAGGGTGGCGCGGTTAAGCATCCACGCACCATTACGAGCGTACTCAGCCTTAACGCCGTACGCGAGGTCGAAGAGGTCTTCAACCTGCAGGGTGCCGCCAGTGTCTTCGTTAGCACTCACGCCGTCAATACCGTCGCTGGTGTCCAGCAGACCGGTCGGTTGACCAGTACCCGTACCGCTGACGAAGACGGTGCCTTCGGCCACACCGAACTGCTCACCGAACTCCATGGCCATCTCGGCCTCAAGGTCGAACTCGGCGTCCTCGAGGAGTTGTTGGCTGATGTCCGCGCGGGCATAAAGTTCGTGCGCTTGGATGTTCACCAGCTCGTAGTCAGGGTTGGTCGTCTCACTACGGGTGGCGACTTCACCAACGAACGACGCGCTAGCGGTGGTGCTGCGGCGCGGAATGTCAATCGCGGTCGTACCAATGTTAATGACGCGAGCGAACTGACGCACGGGCGAGAACTCAACGACAGCCTTTTGGATTTCCGCAAGGTACGCATCGTTCTGGAGCACGCCGTGGTTACCGGTCGTGTCATCAAGGTTCATGAGCTTCACTTCGACCGAACCGAGGGCACTACCGTTGAGCTTGCCGGTGGCAGCCCATTCACGCAGTTCGTCACGCTGGTTGGTTTGCGTGGCGGTCTCCCGCACTTCATTCTGCTTGACTTCAATTTCGTCAAGGCGGTCGTTAACCTTGCCGATTTGCTCCTTCAGGAGGGCGGACTCTTCACCGAACTTGCTGCGTTCTTCCTTCGCGGCTTCGTTCAGTGTTTTGAAATCCTCGAACGCGCTGTGGATTTCGCCGTGCAGTTGCTTGAGTTCATCTTGCATTATTTGGCTCCTTTGCCTTGAGAGAGGTTTTGGCGGTATTGGCGGACATCCGCGAGCAGCGTGGATACATCCGAGGCTGGTGCGGTTTCATCAACAGGCTCAGCGGTCGCGACGGAGGCGGCACGCAATTCCCGTTTGATGTCGTTAAGTAGGTTGACCATCTCCCGCAATTCCGGCTGGTCGTTCTTCACGCCGGTAATGACGGCTTCCTCGTTAGCGGGGAAGGTCACGAAAGAGTATTCGTACAGTTTGACTTCTTTGATTTCGCGGGTGCCGTCCTCCATGCGGACTGCGCCGTCACGTGGAATGCTGAAACCAATACTGAGCCCACCAAGGATGCCTGCCTTAGCGGCCTCATGTGCTTCACGGGCTTTCTGCAGGCCCATGAGGAGGCGTCCACGGACTCGTAAGCCCCTGTCGTCCTCCATGGCCTCAATGGTGGCACCAATAGGTTCATCGGCTTTGTGTTGGTACAGGACGGGGATGCTGAGGCCTTTCTGTTCCTTCTTGGCACGCCAGCTGTTGAGGGTGCGTTTGAACGCGCCTGGGAGGATGGTGTCACCCATGCTGTCCATGTCGTACGTCGAAGCGTAGCCGGTGAAGAATCCTTCCTCGTCAATGTCGTCCATGTTGAACGTGAACGATTTGTACTCCATGCTGCCTGCACTCCGTTCTTCGGTGGGGGCGGGTAGTGGGTCAATAAGCGTCAACGTGCTGAACCGGTGGCCGACCTGCGTGTCTGTTTCTTCCCACCCGTCATCCTCCGGACGAAAGATAGTAATCAATGCAGCAGGGTCTTCCTCCGTGCCATTAATCGTGAACTCGCTGTCGGGCACGTCAATCTGGCCGTCAGTCTCAATGCGGTCAATGCGACCCCTGGCGATACCGCCGCTTGAGTTCCAGCGTACGAAGTCGCCTACCTGTAGTTCGCCTGGTTCTGCTTTCATGCGTTCCTCCTCTTGGTCGATGATTCGGTTTGCCCACGCTTGCCCTGGGTCACCACCCCAAAGAGCCCACGCGATACGGCCAGCGGATGGGTACCCGTCCTCACCAGGCCTGAACCCTTCGGCTTCCTTATCAACCTCGTGGCGAGCGAAGTACGACACCATGCGTCCCACGGTCTCCATGCTGAGGTTACGGCGGTTGCTGATGTCACGAGCCCTAGCGACACCCACTTCCGTGCCACCCCGTCCGTACTCTTCCCGCCAGTCAAGGCCGCGTTGTGCTTCCTCCGCCATCTCTTGTGTGGGTACTGGCATTAAATATCAACCTCGAACCTGTGCGTGCACCTGCAGTTGACTACCTCGGACGCTGGTGCGCCAGGGGAGTGCGGGTGCAACATCCGGACACCGTTGACGTTGTAGTAATCATCCCGCCCGATGGTCGTACCGTCCAAGGCGGTGTGTGCCGGTCGGTCATCCCCAAACCCAGTCGCAAGCCAAACCTTGTTGGTTTTAAGGCCAGTGCCAACAGCTGCGTGGTACGACCCGCGGTTGCTAGCACCCACGATTTCCGTGCGGGCGATTGCTGCGCTGCGGTTCGGGATTAACTGTTCCAGCATCAGGTCATCAATGCGACCAATGACGGCTGGGATGGCGTCGCCTTCCTCGAGGGCTTGCACGACGGTGGCGTTGATGGCTGCTTTTTGTGTTTCCGTGGTTTGCACGGTCGCGGTGGCGGCGAACTGTTCCGCCTCCCTGATGGCTGTCTCGCTTTGTAGGGCGAAGACGTCCTCAAATTGTTTGAGTTCCGTAGGGCCAGTGCCTTTAAGCTGCCCGACGGTTTCACGGCCTTCCTCAACCATCGCCAAAAGGATTTCTTCCGTGAGTACCTCGCGTACCTCGTCACCGGTCATGGCTTGGTTGATGATGGTGGTAATCGTGTCGGGTGTGGCTCCTTCGAGGGCGTCCATGAGGCGGGCGCGTTGCTGCGTTAATGCCTGCCGTAGTTTCCTCTCGGCGCGTTCTTCTCTGCGGGTTAGGTCCGCGTCGAAGCGTTTGATGTGCTCCGCGCGGTCAACCGACTTTTTTTCAGGCACCTCCTGGCTGAGAGTGACGAGCGGGTTGAACATGTCGCCGCCGTCCACCTCCTCGTACCCCAGTGCCTCACGAGCCTCATTGCGCGTCAGCACACCAGTTTCGTACGCGTTGGTAACGCGGGTGAACAGGCTGTCCCTATCCTCACTGAGCGCCTCAATGCTGTCGCGGTCCACCTCAAGGGTGAGGTTGTCCCCAAAGTCCGGCGCAAGAAAACGTGTGAGGTCCGACAGGATGTGCCGCATGGTTGGTAGTACGGCACCCATGTACAAGCCCCGCATTGCCATCCTCTGATTCTCGAACGTTCCTTCCTGCAGTCCCGTGAGGACTGGGTGGACACCGAACGCGGCGTGGATTTGGCGGGCAGCATTGTTGATGCCTTCAAGCCAGTCCATTTCGTGTGGGCTGAGGCTGAGGTCTTGCCATTTGATGCCAGCCTCGAGCAATAGTTGCTTGCCGGCATTGTCTGGCGTTTCGTACCGCATCATTTGTTGCCGCATCCGTTCGAACTGCTCGTCCGTTAGTTCACCTTCAGCAATCCACGCGCTAGACGGGCGGGCACCATTCTGCAGCAGTTTGACGTTGTGAGCCATCCCAGCATTAAACATGTCAATACCGCGACTGGCAGCCTCAATGACACCCAGGCCGTACGTGTCGTTAAGCGGGTGGAATAGGGTCCCGTGTAGTACCTCACCGGCTGGGAGGATGCGTCGTGATTGTCCTTCGCCGTACTCGTGACTGCCGTCGCTGCGCATGACGGTCTTGTCGGGACGGAGGGTGTACAGGCGGCGTGGTGGGCCGTTGCGTGTTTCGGGTTTTTGTTTGTAGATGTAGTAGTTGCCTGAGATAAGCAGGTACGCGATGGTCGCTTCAAGGAACGACTCGTACGTCACTGGGTGTGATGGCGTATCGCCCTGCGGGTTCTTCAGCAGGTCCAGCATGGGGTGTTGCGTGAGTTCCACCCGCTCACCGTTCGGCTGACGCTCAAACAGTTTGATGGGTGTGTCCTTCGCAGCGTTCGTGATTTCCCTGATGCAGGCGTACACCCATAGGTTGTGCTGGTACCCCTCTTTCGCGATTTTGCCGTAATCATGTGGCGTCCATACAGCCTGCGGCAGTTCTGAGTAGTACGTGCCGCTGCGCAGGTTGGTGCTGGCTTTCTCTTCCGTGTTTGTGCGCCCTCGTAGGCGTTCCCATATTGTTGGCAAGGTGTTACCCCCTAAAGGATGCGTGCTCGTGGTTGTGGGGCCTGTACGAGCGCGTGGTGAAGACTGGAGAGTGCGTCTATCGTGTCGTCGTGAGCGTCGGCTTTGTCGTTACCGGTGAACGCCAGAATCTCGGGCAGGATGTCATCCACCCATGGTGCGTTATTGGGCAGGAGGACGTCCCCTCGATTCCAGGCAGCGGCGACGGGTTGGGCTCGCGCTAGCTTGTCGGTGGTGGCGTTCGCGGTTTTGAGGCTGATGCCTTGCTGCCGCAGGAGTTGCGTGATGCCTTTCTCTTGGCCACCAATGAACGCGAATGGGTTTGGGCATTCGGCTAGGCGGTGCATCCACTCGTTGGTGTCCGCCTGCTTACGGTAAGCGTCCGTTAAGTACAGTTTGTCGTCCGCTAGGCGGCCGGTGATGAAGACCGTGTAATCCCCGCTCTTGCTGGTGTACGCAAAGTCACAGCCGGTAGCCTCACGGTACCCCTCCGACGGTGGGGTGTCGTACCTTAGTGGCTCCTTGAAGATAGCCCCGAACTCCGTCACGAACTTCGCTTCGTACTCCTGCTCGTACACTAACCGTGGGAGTTCGACCTTTGCTCCTTCAACTTCGGCTGGGTTGATGTGCGGGTTGGTGGTGGTAGGCATCTGCCACGACCGCCACCCATCATCCGTGCGTTCAAACAGGCTCTTAAAATAGTTCGCGCCACGAGGAGTAGATAAGAACCAGGCGTCCCCCTCGTAATCCGTCAACGTGGGGCGGATAGCCATTGGCCACTGACGCTCAAGCTTGGACGCTATGGCTGCTTCGTCGATAACGATGCGGGCGTACTTCCGTCCGATGCCTGGCGCGTCGGTGTTGTGGAGCGTCCAGAAGTCAATGCGTCCACCGGTGACGAGCGTGATGGTGTTCTGTTGCGAATCGACGCGAGTGGTGATTGGTCGTAGGAGGCGTTTTGCTTCATGCCAGACTTCGTCAAAGAGTTTACTGTTTGGGGCGAACCAAGCGACAGGGTACCCATCAAGCGCACCTCCCTGTTCTGAAATGATGACGTCCAATCCTAGGGTGGTCTTACCGAAACGACGGCCGCACGCAAGCACGTTGAATCGAGCGCGGTCTTGCACGACCTTTTGTTGTCCAGGGTGACGCCTAGGCAGCGTTAGGGTGACTTCACTCACGTTGACACCATACTGGTATTACACCGCAGTCTCAATCCTCACGGACCACACGGACGGTAAGTTCGCCACCTTCCGCACCGGTGACTTCCTGCCGTTCCACGTACCC